GCATTTGGTTGGAATGACGATTTTGTCACCCCATAGTCAAAATTAAGGGGGTGTGCTAGAATAGCGCCCCCTTAAATCATTGATTTTACTTACTTTTTTATCAAATTTTTTAGTTGACAAACCACTTTCTTTAGTGTATATTATAAGAATAAATATAAACAAGGAGAGATTATGCGATTTTTGATTACAATTACCACTGTGTTGGGAATGTTATTGACGTTTCTGATATGGGGGTTTAACACTGCCAATGCTGGTGAAGACTACAACAAGGCAGTTATTGGTCACGTTATACAATCGAAAGTGAATGGTACTAACGTTGATGTGAGTAAGTTGATGGAGAGTGAGATACAAAAACTTGCTCATCAATTTGCTATAGAATCTATTACTATATTACAAGCTTATTTACCTGCTATATTAGACGGCGTTGCTGCTGATTTAAGATTGAAAGCCGATACAGAATATAAGTGTGCCTTACTAAAAGGTAGTAAAATAGAAGATAAACAATGTCAATAACATCTTTTGTTTTATCTTTTATAGTTTTATCAATGCTATTAGCATTGTTTAAAGTAATACCAGGAGCTATAAAAGCATTAATGTACTTTTTTGGTACATTTTTTATATTGGGTTTTTTAATTGTTACAGTAATGTATTTTTTTAATTATTATTTTATATGAATGAGATTTTGAGTATTATATGGTATATCATACCGTTTCCAGTATGGATTATTTTATTTGCTGGAATAATAGGATATGTGATTTTAGAAATACAAGACACAATTTTAAAAGTAAAGGAAACAAATGTCAAAAACACAGAAAAAATTAAGGATAAAGAAACTCTTTAAACAAGATTTTTCCGTGAAAAAGAAATATAAAACAACATATAGTGATATTAAAAAATATTTTAAAATTATCAATGATGTTGTATTTGACAATTTATTATCTCCATTTAATGAAATTAAAATTAAATATATTAAAGATAGAAAAATTAAATGTTGGGGACAAGTTTGTATATTTGAATGGAAACGAAAAGGCACAAGACAATATCATTTAGAAATGTTGCCTGAATACCCAACGAAAAAAGATTTTGTGGACACTTTAGGACACGAAATGGTACACCTTTATCAAATGGCAAATGTCGGTGATACAGGTAACCACAATGCTTTGTTTTATAGTTTTAAACCTAAACTAAAACAAATTGGACTAACATTATAATCCTAGGAGGGATTTTATATTATGAGTAAAGAACTTGACAAGTACCTAAAAGGCGTTATCAAAAAAGTGCCAGAGGCAATTCAAAACTTTTTAGATGACACAAATGGCGAATATTCAATGGTCTACTATGTAGGCAATTGGCAAGATGATGTCTTAAATAATTTCACACAAATACAGGCAGATAAAATATTTGCTGAAATGAGAAAGTTCCAAGATAAATGTTACTTCTTTCAAAAGAAAGTTAACGGCTTAGACTACGAAGATGCCAAAGAAAACAAGTATCAAACATACGAGTATCAGATTAGGAGATTTTAATGCCAGTTAAAAAATTAAATTTCAAAAAATATGTTGTTATTGCTTTAGCAATTATTGTATCTATTGTAGGTAGTTACGTTTACGGTACATTTAAACCTAACAATTGGGTTACACAAAAACTACAAATAGAATCAGAAACTAAACACTCTATTTGGGCAAAAAATTTAGGTCTTCACGCTCCGTCTATGAACTATAAAACAAATGTACAGTTTGTAGAAGAACTAAAAAAATGTGTTGACTTTTTAAACTTTCAAACACCACCTAATTTAAGAGTACCATTAGATATGTTAGTGGCACAAGCTGTATTAGAGTCAGGTTGGGGTACAAGTCGATTTGCTGAAGAGGCAAATAATTTATTTGGTATTCGAACTTGGGATAAAGATAAAGGTATTTTGCCTGTTGGTATGAGTAAAGATACGCCTTGGCGAGTAAGATCCTTTGAAACAAAGTGTGATAGTGTACAAGAATATATGAATCTATTAAACTATCATAGTGCTTATAAAGATTTTAGAGAATTAAGAACACAAATGTTTAAAGAGAATTTACCTTTAGATGCTAGAAAACTAATTAAAACTTTAGATGCTTTTTCTACTACGGCAGATTATGATGTAAGAGTTATTAATATGATGAGTAAAGTAGATGAAATAATGTCTTCAAAAGAGTGGGAAAAAATTGATGAGCAAATAAAAATAGAACTCAAAGAGAAACCACCTGTTCCTAAAAGTAAACCATAAATAATTTAATGTTTTTAACTTTAATCACTTTTTTATCAGCAATAAGCATATCTATAATTGCTGCTGGTTACTCTATCATAGGTCTGGCTGCTATATTTGCTGGTGCGACAATGCCTATTATTGCTATGGGTTCAGCATTAGAAGTTGGTAAACTTGTTGCCGCCAGTTGGCTCTATCAAAATTGGAAAAATAGTTTAGTACCTACCTTATTAAAAACATATCTGTTTATTGCTATTGTTATTTTAGTATTCATTACTTCAATGGGTATCTTTGGTTTCTTATCTAAGGCACACCTTGACCAAGTACAACCTGGCAGTAATAATACTTTACAAATAGAATTATTAGATAATCAAATTAATCAACAACAAAAAATTGTTGATCGTTCACAAAAAACTTTAAATCAATTAGATGCTGCCTTAGACAAATATATTGATATGGAATATGTCAGTAGAGGATTAAAAGAACGTGAAAAACAAAAAACAGAACGAGAAGAATTAAGTTTAGCCATTAAAAATGCTAGTACAGAAATTGCTAAATTAGAAAATGAAAAGTTTTCTTATCAAAAAGAACAGTTAAAATTAGAGGCAGATGTAGGACCTTTAAAATATATTGCTGAATTAATCTATGGTGAAGAAGAAGCAAGAACTCATTTTGACGAGGCAGTGCGATTAGTTATTATCATACTCATATTTGTATTTGATCCTCTAGCCGTATTGTTGTTGATTGCTGCTAATATTTCATTAAAAGAACGTAAACTTAAAAAGAGATTAGAAGAAACAAACGAAAAAGAACGAGTTGAAAAGAACTTACAAAGAACTAAACTACAGAATCAGAAATTACGTAAAAAAGAACGTGATTTTAGAAAGATGGTAGCCAGTGTAGGTGATTTACAAGGTCTAAATGAAGACGAAATCAAAGTAAAACTTAATCAAATTTACGATTGGAATGAGAAAAAATAGGGTTGACAAATAGTCAAAAAAGTGATATAGTATATATTATGATGACAACAGATGATTTAAAAAGAATAAAAGAAGATAAGAAAAAACATAGATTAGATAATCTTGCCAAAGCGTGTGCTAATGCTGAATCAAATGATATGAAATCTATGTGGTATGAAAAGTTAAGAGAACTTGCTAAACAGTATAATATGATGAACTACTTTAGGAGTTTAATACACTAATGAATATATTTTACGTTGATAAAGATCCTATAAAAGCTGCTGAAATGTTAGTAGATAAACACGTGGTCAAAATGATTTTAGAATCAGCACAAATGCTTTGTACTGCTAAAAGAGTATTAGACGGCACAGAATATACAGATAAAACTAAAAATGGACGTAAGATACGAAGATGGCGATTAGATAATAGTAATGAAGAAGCAGTTATATACAAAGCAGGTTGGCTAGGACATCCTAGTACACAATGGGTTTTAAAATCTGCTTATAATTACATATGGCTATATCAACATATGATGGCACTTAATGAAGAATATAAAAAAAGATATAATCACACAAAAGACCATATGTGTATTCAAAAGTTGGGTCAACTGTTAAAAACACCACCTAAAAATGCTAGAATAGATATTAAAGGTACAGATGCTACACCTGCTATGCCAGATGAATGTAAAGTACCAGGTGATAGTGTGGCAAGTTATCGTAAATATTACATAATGAAAAAACAAAGATTTGCTACTTGGAAAGCTCCTGCTAAAATGCCAGAATGGTTTAAGGAAGGAATAAGTAGTCTTTAGAAAGGATAAAAATGGCAAAAGAATACAATAGAGAAAATATGTTAGAAGCAATTAAATTACACGCTGAAGGTCATATTAAAAAGCACAGTATGAACGTAGAAGTGTATTTAAAAAATGCTGTGGGTGTCGGTGAACATCCAGATGTGTTAGAAGCAATTGAAAAAGAATTAGAGATGATTGCTAAGTACCACGATCAATTAGAAGTAATCAAAAATTACTTTGAATGAAAAAATTAATTTCTAAAATAGGATTATTACATAGCCGATTATTTGGCTATGTTTCAGAAAAAGCAAAAACGTCTAAATGGTGGGCAATATTATTAACATTTTTAGTTATATATGAAATTGTTGAACACATTGTTTATCCTATTTTAGTACCATATTTAATCTATTTACAATGGTGGAAACAATAATGCCTACATACGATTTTGAGAATACAAAAACTGGTAAAGTATTTACTGAATATATGAGTATGTCAGAACGAGAAGACTACTTAAAAAACAATCCTCACATTAAACAACTTATCAATTCCATAAATATTGTTAGTGGAGTAGGAAGTAATAGAACTTCTAAAACAGATAACGGATGGAAAGAAACATTAAGTAAAATTGCTGAAAAGCATCCTAATAGTGCTTTAGCAAAAGAACATAGTAGAAAATCAATCAAAACAACACAAACAGAAAACGTATTAGCAAAACATAGAGCAAGGAGAAAGTAATGGCAGATATACCAGATTATATGCGAGGCTTTGATTTAGATGATGATTGGGGTTTTACACCTATCACATCAAAGCCAGAAACAGAAACACAACCTGCTATTGATCCCAAAGTAATTGAAAATTCTAATTTAGAATTAGCAAAAGTAAAAGAAGATGTATCTGATATAAAATCAATGATGAATGAAGTATTACAAATTGCTTCAGAAAACAAAGCTCAATCAGCAGAAATTACAGACGAACAAGTCTTACAAAGGTTTAAAGATTTAGAAAAGATTATATTACCATTTTTATATAATCTATCTAAAAGTGATGAGCCGTATATACATTGGCCAAATCGAGGACCAATTATTAAAGCTCAAATAGAAAAAATACTCAAACTAACAAGGGGGTAGTATGGAAGCTAAGGCAGTACATAAAGAACTAAAAAAAGAAGTAAATGAACTAGAATTAAAAAGAAACAATGATAGGACATCTACGAGTTGGTACGAGTTAAGAGAAGCTAAAAAACATAAGTTAATAGCAAAGGATAAACTAAATGAAACTAAGCAATAATTTTTCATTAAAAGAGTTAACAGCCAGTCAAACGGCTGCTCGTCTTGGATTAAATAACAATCCAAGTGAAGACCATATGAATAATTTGAAAGCTCTTTGTGAAAACGTTTTACAAAAAGTAAGAGATCATTATGGTAAGGTAGTTACTGTATCAAGTGGCTATCGTAGTCCAGAATTGTGCTTAAAGATTGGCTCTAGTGTCAATTCACAGCACGCTAAAGGGGAAGCCGCTGACTTCGAAATTTTTGGAGTAAGTAACGCTGAACTGTGTAAATGGATTGCTAACAATTTAGAATTTGACCAGTTAATATTAGAATTTCATAATTTAGATGAACCTAATAGCGGTTGGATTCACTGCTCTTATAAAGCTGATGGAGATAATAGAAAACAAATCCTAAGAGCTTTTAGAGATGAGAGTGGTAAAACGAAGTACGAAAACTATAATCCACAGTGAAAAGAGTTACGGGAAGAACTACTAAAAAATCCCGACTTAATTAATCAACATATGATGGATTATAGATCAATTTAATCAAGTGTGGAGAAATTCACACTTGACTTTTTATTAAAAAGGTGATATATTATATACATTATGGCAAACAAATTTAATTTTATTGATTTAGACAAATCAGGACTACCTAAAACTAAGGGCAAAAATGTCAATGGTTTTAGATTTTATGAAATTGACGGTAAAGCATATCCGTCTGTAACTTCGGTTTTAGGTATCCGAAAGAAAAAAGAATTACAAGAATGGCGAGATAAGATTGGCGAAGATGTTGCCAATTGGGAAATGAGAAGAGCAGCCAGACGAGGAACTGCTGTTCATAGACTCGTTGAAGAATATATTAAAAATCAAACACCATCTGTTAGAGATGTATTACCATTAGGTTTATTTAAACTTCTTAAACCTTATGTAGATCAAATTAACAACGTACATTTACTAGAAACAATTATGTACAGTCCTAAATTGACTATTGCTGGTCAAGTTGACTGTGTTGCTGAATACAATGGTAAGTTGTCAGTGATTGATTTTAAATCTGCTAATTCAGAAAGAAAAGAAAACTGGATTGAAAATTACTTTTTACAATGTACTGCTTATGCTACAATGTACGAAGAAACATTTAAAACGCCAGTTGAACAAATTGTTATACTAATTGCTGCTGAAGATGGTTCTGTTGCCGCTCATATCAAAGAAAAGAAAGACTATATGGATGAATTGATGAAATCCATTGATGGTTTTTATAAATATTATGAAGAACAGAACAAAGATAAAGTCAAAAGTTGAAGAAATAAAAACGGTGATTTAACATATCCTACTTGCGACCATAACTGCTAAAGGGAAATAATGAAAAAAATAATAATAGGACTACTACTTTTTTGTACAACAGCGATTGCGAATCCATATGGATTATATCAGATACAAATGCCTGTAGTATGCGGTACACCAGAAGCTGTTGAAAATTATATTAAAATAAAGAATTTTGATGCCGTTGGTATTAGTTTAGGAAGAGCAGGAAGTCAACCAGATGGCGATCCTGTTTTCTTATTAACATTTTATGCTAATCCAGATAATGAGTCATTAATGACAATGGATATACCATCAGGTGCTGAAAGATGTATCTTATTTCACTCTTTCGATACTGCTTTATTACCTGAAAAAAAAGGCACATAGAATTTAACGTTGAAGACTAGAGAATAGTCAATAGGGACGGCGGTGCGATACCGCCCACCTCCACCATTCACTTAAAACACCTAAGGGTGCTTTGAGGGGGTGATATAGGTTCGACCGTTGATAAAAACTAGTTGGAGTTAAATCGCTAATATCGTACTATTAATCAATAAATGCTAACGAAAGTTATGCTATGGCTGCCTAATTAGGCAATCGGCGTTAGGTGGGTACGTGGCAACAGAAACTCACCACCTAGGGTGGTGAACGCTAGCGGTAGTAACCACCCTTTACAAACTTAACAGAATGTGATATATTATACCTATGAATAGTAAAGATTTTAGTTTAAAAATTGAGAGTATTGTAAAAGAAAAACGTATATCTTATATGGATGCCGTTTTATGGTATTGTGAAAAAAATGAATTAGATACAGGCACCATAGGTCCTATGATTAATAAATCATTAAAAGAAAAAATCAAAATAGAAGCACAAGAAAAAAATATGGTTAAATTTCCTAAGACAGGAAAATTACCTTTATAATTATGTATGGAGGATTTGATGTATTTAAAATCTACTTGGCAATCAAACTTCACTTTACTAGTGATAAGTATGATTTCTTTAAATA